GAGGATCGTCCAGCTTCGGGAGACTGAGGACCGCCGCAACACCACGATTACGGCGTTAACTCGCGACCCCATCGAATCCGACCAGGCCCCCCAAGGGCGGACCCGCGACCGCCATCCAGTGGTCGTGCGCGCCGAGGCTGAGGTGTACCGCAAGCCCGACGCCAGCCTGGATCGCCAATACTTTTTTCGGGACCTCCTCCACGCCCAACTCGACGGCGACCCCGAAGCCCGCAGCCGCCTGGACCGGCACACCACCCAAATGCGAGCAATGGGCACAACCGGAACAGGACCCGGTGTGGTTCCCCCTAGCTGGCTATTCAACGAGTTCGCCATCATCGCCCACGGCGCCCGACCTTGGGCCGACACCCTGCGAAACGTAGGGATCACCGACGCCAACCCGGTGAACATCGGCATTCAGGTAACGCCCGGCGCGGCGGTAACCGCTCAAGCCTCAGAAGGAACGGCGCCCAACGACGGCTCGTTTAACGCCAATATCCTGACGACCAGCCCCAAGACCTACACCGGCAAGGTGGATGTGTCTCGCCAGTTGATGGACGGTGGCAACCCCGCCGTAGACGGCATCGTTTATGCCGATTGCATGGGGAGCTACAACGAGCAAATCGAGCAGGCGGTGGTGGCTGCCATAAACGGCGCTACCGGCTACGCGGCGGTAATCACTTACCCCGGCTCACCCGCTTACGCCAACCTGTTCGATACCTTCATTGACGCGGGCGCCTCGGTGCGGAAGCACCGGAAGGCCCCGCCCAAGGTGGTCATGTGTTCCGAAGGCGCCTGGGCCTACATGAGCAAACAGAAGGATCAGTCGGGCCGACCTTTGGTGGTAACGGGTTATCACGGCCCGATGAACGCCTACGGCTTGGGTCAGGCGGTCGATTACGGGCAGATCGCCGGAGAGGTCGTCGGCTTGCAGGTCGTCGCCTCCTGGGCCGCGACGGACAACCTCATCTACGTGGTGAAGGCCGACGACATGCTCCTACTGGAGTCCTCGACCTTTAACTTCCGCTACGAGGAAATCCTTGGGCCAGAAGCCATCCGGCTCGGGGTGTGGGGATATGCCGCCCCGGTTGTCGGTCGTTACCCCGCCGCCCTGGCACAAATCAATGCTGGCACCACCATTCCCGCTCCTCAGGAGATGGAAGCCGAAACCGAGGCCCCGCAAACGCCTGCGCCCGCACAAGGCGCCGTCAAGAAGGCAAACGGGCCTTCCCAGTAAAGGGGATTAGCGATGGCAACGGCCTGGCCCACCAACACCGACGTTCAAAACCTCTTGCGCGTCAGTTCCAACACCGATGCAGGCGACCTCGCCCTCATCGGTCAGGACTTGGCCGCTGCCATTGCTTGGGTGTCGGATCGCGTGGACTCCATGTTTATCGCGACCGGCTCGCCCTATTTCCTGCCGGACCCACTGTTCACGGCGGCACAGTACGAGGCCGCAAGGCTTTATCGCCGCCGTGATTCAGTGGACGGCACTATCGGGTGGGGGGACATGGGAGTTGTCCGTGTGGGGCCTAAGGACCCCGACATCGAAACGCTCATGGCCCCCTATCTGGCGGTAGTCCTGGGCTAATGCCCTGGAACCGCGCCCCCGTCACCGATGCGCTGGCGGCAATGCTCGATGCCGCCACGCCTACCAACGTGCAAATCCATGACGCGCCCGTGGAAACCGTCAACCCCATGTGTGTGGTTATTGGACGCCCCACTCAGGTCACCTACGCCAGCATGGCGATTGGTGGCATAGACGACACCGAGTTACCTATCTCGATAGTCGGCGGCATCGAAACCGAGGACGAGATGGACGGCATAATCCAAAACTGCCGTCAAGCCATCCTGGCCGATCCCACCCTCAAGGGCACTGTCGCCAACGGCTACCCGACCGGCGAACGCAACTGGCGAAACTACACAGGCGCGGGCGGCATCCAACTGCTCACCGTGGACCTAGTTATCCAAATCCAAATGTAGAAAGGACCGCCATGTCCGTCATTGATGAGGAAACAACCGAGGAATCCCCCAGGCCCCCCAGTGGTCCTCCAGGTCCACCGCCTATGGTTCATCCGCTGGCGACCGGCGACCCCGTACCGCCTACGGCAACGCCGCTAATCCTCAACGACGGGTTTTTCACCCTTTCGGGCGTTAACCTGTCCTGCCTGGTCAAGCACCTGGAAGCCTGTTTCGCGGAAAACAAGCCAGTAACGGTAACGACCTTTTGCGGCGAGGTCGATTACCCCGGCGTGACCAAGTGGCATCTGCGAGCCACGCTCCAGCAATCGTTTGATTCAGGCGCCACCTTCGCCACCCTCAACTCGGCGCTCCAGGCTTACCAAGCCAACCTTACCCCGTGCGCTTTTACCGCTCGCCCGCATGGCAGTTGGGTGCCCGCAGCCAACAACCCGATTATCTCGGGCCTGGTCATCCCCATGCCGTTCGATCAAATCGTGGGCGATGCAGGCGCCGCCGCCGAGGTCGCTATTGACTGGATGCTCACCGCACCGCCGACCATTAACTTCGGCGCGGTAACGGCAACCGGCGCAGTAGCAGGCGCACCGGGCTATTACACACCATCGGGTGCAACCGTGCCCGCCAACCTGGCCGCGCTCGCTGGCATTACCGCCAGCCCCGCCGCTGCCTGGTCAACCGGGCAATACGTCATCACCGCCGACCTGCTCGCCAATAGCTGGACGGGCACGGCCTGGCAGGCAGGCAAGCACGCATAAACCCCCCTTACCCCCCAAGGAGTTTTCATGGCCTCAGCGCCGGTAGTGGGGGTCGTCGGAATGCGGGCTTTAGCGCGGGACCTCGCCAAGCTGACGAGTGATCGGGGCGCCCTTTACAAGGCCCTCTCCAGCGCCGCCAAAAGCGCCGCCAATCCCGTAGCCGCCCAAGCTAAATCGCATATGCAGAGTGACACCACGCCCAACGCACGCGGGCCGCACTTGGTCGATGACATACGAACATCGGGCACCCGTACAGGCGCCTCCATCCGCATGGGCCGCAACCGCGTCCGTTGGGCGGGTTGGGTGGAGTTTGGTGGCACACGCCGAACGCCCCGCACCTCGACACGCGATTACCGCCCACAGGGCCGCTACCTTTGGCCCGCCGCTCGGCAGCTAGCCGGGCAGGCTGCCACGCTTTATTCGCAAGCCACCGAGGAGGCAGTCTCGAGCTTCCGGTGGTCAAATGAAGGGACCGCCGTACATGACTGATAAACCTCTGCCCGCCTCCATCGCCGTAAGCGAGTCATTCACCAAGAGGCTGCCTAGCCAACGATTGATCGACCAGCTAGCTCACATGGAGCCGGGTGTGCCGTTCCCCGAGTTGGCGCAACACCAGCCTTTCCGACTCATCGCCTTCCGGGCCTTGCTGCGCGATTACCCCGGACATGACGAAACCAGCCTTTGGTTACACGCTTATGACGTGGAGGTTGACATTATCGAGTCGGACCCTTTCTCCAGCAATGGCACGACGCCCTCGCTTCCTTCTGTGCCTACTGGCATTGCCGACCCGATTACGTCGATGAGCTAACGGACGAAATGTTCGCGGCGATGGTCCGGCACATGCAATCCGAAGCTGACGCCATCAAGCGGGCACAAGCGGAGCAGGACCGCGCCATTCGGAACGCGAGGAGATAGCAATGGCTGGCCCCTCGGTAATGGTCCGCATCCTCGGGGATGCATCCAACCTAGCAAAGAGTTTCCAGACTGCCGGGGAGAAGGCGGACGGAGTAGCCAAGACGGCGCAGGCGTCCTTTAGCCGCGTGCTTGGAATGCTCAACAACACGGGCGCCCTCGGGCCGTTCGGTGAAATCCTCTCGCAGGTCAACGATGCCTTTGGCGAGCTATCCGAACACGGCAAGAAGGTGTCGGATGTCATGCTCGGCGCCGGGGGAGCCTTGGTAGGCATAGGTTCCTTGATGTCCGGCTTGGGGTCGAAGGAACAGGCCGCGCACCAACAACTCGACCAGGCCATTACCAACACCGGGCAGAGTTATGCCCAATACGGATCGGCCATTGATGACGCCATCAAGCACAACGAAAAGTTTGGCGACTCATCGGTCGCGACTCAGAACGCGCTCCAGATACTCACTCAGGCCACGAACGATCCAGCCAAGGCCCTCAAGGACCTTTCCGTCGCTACCGACCTCGCCGCCGCCAAGCACGAAAGCCTCGATGCCGCCGCCAGCCAACTCGGCAAGACCATCAACGGCAACACCAAACTCCTCAAGCAGTTCGGCATAAACGTCCAGTCCACCACGCAACTCCAGAAGGCGGCGACGACCGCCAGCACCCAAGCCACCGCGGCGGACAAGGCATACGCCACCGCCAAGCAAAAGCTGGCCGACCTTGAGGCAATCGACTCGACCAAGAAAAAGCTAACGGTGGCCGACACCATCGCCCTCCGCAACGCGGAGCAGGCGGTCACCGACGCCGCCAACAAATCCACCCAGGCGCATCAAAAGCTAAACGAGGCCAACCAGGCGCTCGCCAACTCCACCGGCAAAAACAATGTCGTCACCCTGCTAGCTGCCAAGGTTCACGGGCAGGCGGCTGCCGCCAGCGATACGTTCCAAGGGCACCTCAAGGCATTGGGGACGACCATCGAGGATCACGTCAGCCTGCTCTCCGAGAAATACGGGCCAACCCTGCAAAAGGTCGGATTGGGCCTTACGGGGCTTGGGTCGATTATGAAGGTGACGAAATCGGCTATGGATGTGTTCAAGGGCGCGCAGGAGGGCGCCGCCGCCGCTAACGAGGTGATGGCTGCATCCGAGGACACCGTTGCCGTAAGCGAGGGCTTGGCCCTCTGGCCCATTCTGCTAATCGTCGCCGCCGTCGCCGCCCTCATCGCCATCGCCTACGTCCTTTATCGCAACTGGAACACCATCTGGACGTTTATTAAACGGCTGGTCATGGACGTGTGGGACTGGATCAAACAGAACTGGCCCCTACTGCTCGGCATCTTGCTCGGACCAATCGCGCTGGCGGCGGCACTCATTTACAAGTATTGGGATCAAATCAAGGCATTCATTATCCAGGTCTGGAACGACATCCTCGCCTTCCTGGCCCTCATCCCGTCGAAGATAGCCGCCTGGGCAAAGGACCTTTGGCATTGGATTACAGACGAGTTCAACGTAATGCTCGCCTACCTGACCAAGATTTACAACGATGTCTGGACGTGGATCGCCAACATCCCCGCCAAAGTGAGCTATTGGGCCGCTCAACTGTGGCACTGGATTTCC